TCATCATCATCATCGTCATCATCATCATCGTCATCATCATCATCATCGTCATCATCATCATCGTCATCGTCATCATCGTCATCATCGTCATCATATGACTCTTTCTTAGTGGATTTTTTAGTGGATTTAGGTTCTTCTTCCACTTCAAATTCCTCTGACTTTTTTTCCATCTGCTCTTCAACTTTTTCCCATAAACCCGCATACATTTTATCAATATCAGCATCCTCTGAAATGTTCTCAGACAAACTAACATCAATTCTGGTGAATTCAAAATCAGATGCACCTTTTATAGTTCTGCCCAGAGCTACAGATATTTTTCTACCTTTTGTGAATTCCTGAATTTCTGCTTTCAATTCTGTGCTTTTACCTGTTTTTACTGCTTTTTTCTTTTTAGCCATGTTTGTGAATCTCCTTAATATTTTCTTTTTCGATTTGGTTTTAAATTTTCCATAATAGCATCATAAGCGTTTTGACAAACAGAGAATAAATCCTGTTCTTTGCAGTTACCCTCCACATATTCCACAATTTCATTTATACTTGGATGTTTTGTTTTACCTTTTGCATCTACCAATGAATAAAATCCTTTTGTGTTACATGCTTTCTTTGTTCCTGTCCAACCTCCTTCATCTTGCATGAAATTTATACAAGACATAATATCATCAACCCCATAATCAAACAAAATGGGAAAATAACATTCTCCGTGTCTTCCTGTAAGCTTATTTTTGGTGAGTTTAGCCTGAACATTAGTTACAACAGTTCTTTTGCCTACTTTCTCTTTTTTCTGACAAGCTAACCATACTTCATGAAAGGCGTAAAACTTCAAAGCCTTCCCACCAGATCTTGTTTTAGGTGTGAACATTGATCCAAATCCTATATTAGCCCTTGTTTGCGATATAATAATAAGAACTGAACCATCATCATTTAATTCCTGGATTCTTTGAGAAAAAAAACGAGAAGCAATTTTAGGCTTTCCATCACCAAAATCACCCTTGGTTTCCTTTCCTTTTTCTCTGGCTTCTCTATTAGATGAATCTTTTTTCATAGCGGCTTCAGATGTTAACGCATCAAAAGAATCCAGTATATAAATAAATGGTTTTTCATGTTCAATAGCCCTGGCAACATTATCATTGAAATCCTCAATTGTTTTGCTTCTTACTGTGTCCTCAACTTTATCAGCAAATTTACTACCAAATAAACGTTTAAGATCAAATTCATTTGCCGCCTCAACATCATCAAATAAGAAACGGTAATCATCAAATCTTTCAAGTAAAGAACATTCGGCCATTACTGTAAAACAAAAAAGAGTTTTTCCTGCATGAGAATCTCCTATAATATTAACCATTTTACCAATCTTAAAAGCTCCTTCAATACGTCCAGAGCATTCAAGATTAAATGTGGTGGAGCCTGTGGGAACAAGATCTTTGGGGTCTACACAAGAAGCTAAAGAAGGCTTTTTAAGTTCTTTTTTATCTTCGTTATCGAATTGCTTTGCCACGGCACTGGCTTTGCCATTCTTTCCCTTTTTTTTCTTTTTTTTCAAGATCTTTGCCATAATATTTTAGTCCACCTTTTTCTTTTTCTTTTTCTTTTTCTTTACTGTACCAGATGATTCGGATTCCTCAGAAGACTTTTTCTTTTTCTTCTTTTTCTTCTTTTTCTTTTCTGGAATGTCATTTGTAGGATCGTCATCGTTATCAAACGGTGGCTCTTCCTCTACATCACCCATATCTTTTTTTGTAGCATTGAATTCCTTTTCAATCTCTTCATAAGTAGGATGCATCTTAACTACACCATCTAAAGAAAAAGTTTGATCCAGAATTTTGTCTGGTATGGGTGATTCTCTGTCTATAAGTCTATGACCTATATACCGAGTACTTTCTTTTCCACCCTTACGAGTCCAGGCGACTGTCTTTCCATCATCTATATCTGAAAAAAGAATAGATCCACCACCACGAGGCTGTTTGGCTATTTCGGCTATTTTTTCTTCCATCAAGAAATGTGATGCATCAAAAATTTGTAAGCCTTTTTTCTCTTCTTCTCTGTTTTTTCGTGACCAGACAAGATATATTGATCTACGTTTAGCACTTACAACCTTCCAATCCTCCTTTTCAAGACGATTTGCTTTTATGTATTCACACATAGGACAAGGCAAACCAAAGTTTTCATAAGGACAAACATATGGTTTTTTCATACTACCAACATTTGTATGAACCCAAATATCCAGAACATAAGCAAAACCACCTTTTGCAACAACAGGTTGTCCCGTTTCATAATCCAAAGGCATATCCGGACCGACTTCCCATGGTATTATGTCTACCAAATGTTCACCCTCTTTACAGAAGTAAGATCCTATACCTTCTGGAACTTTCTTTTTGTTAAATACCGTAGGGAATCTGCCTTTAGTTGTTTTTGGCGGTTTACTGAATTGCTTTTTGAAACTTTTTTTCTTTTTTTTCATTCTATCTCGGAACGATGACATATTTTACTTCCTTTTGCTTTTAATTTTAATGGGACTATGCCCTAAATTTTGTACGCAAATTTACCTTTACTTACTTTTCTTTTTCTTTTTTCTGTTACCCCCTTTCTTGTTTAATGCATCAATTTGTTCTTTACTAACTTCTTTGTATTTTTTATTTTTTAAATCCCTGACTTTGTTTTTTGGTTCAGAATGAAATCCACTTATCTTTAATGAAACAATGTCAGATAATGCTGATTTTCGATGTTCAAATGCTCTCTTCACACCAGTCATAGCATTAATTATTTTAGTAGCTGATACAATCTCCTGCTCAATCTTATTGTGCTTTTGGTTTGTCTTTATGGTACTTTTAATAGCTCCTTCATTTGGTTTGCCATCAAATCCATATTTTTTAGGATTTTTTCTTATTTTCAAATCTAATTTAGAATCAAGGTATTCCAATTTTAATTTTAGATCATCTTTGTAAGCTACTGCCTCATCATACAAATCAGAATAATGAAGATAAAGGGATGGATGCTCTTCCCACTCACTTTCCAGATCTGACCTATCTATCCTTATATCAGACTTGTAATCCCTATTTTTTTTACTCATCATCTCCCTCCAGTACATTACAGGCTTGCATACATTGAATGCTGAATCCTGGTTTTCCACTATCATATAAATGATTGTTGAAACAATCCATTATAGCCCCAACCCATTTAGCTTCGTCATAATCTTTATTAATCATTACGGCATTCAAATAACCTAAAATTGATCTTCTTGCCTGTTCTGGTTCTACACTTAATTTTTTTAATATTTTTTTAACTAAAGACCATCTAACCTTTTCATTAAGATCAAAATCAATGAGGGTCTTACATAATGGCCTTATATCATCTTCAGTTGTACTTGCTTTCTTTAAGACAGACAGTGCTTTTTTGGGGCTCTTAAAATCAATAACCATGTCAAGATTTTTAAGAGCTATTCCTGCTGACCCATCAGAAATTTCAATAATTTTATCAAGTACGGGAATAGCATAATTTTTAACTTTTTCTTTTTTTAGGATTTTCTTTAACAATCTCATTATAATGGAATTGTTGAGGAGTTCTGTTTGGTAAGTATGACACCTTCTTTTAAGAGTGACATTTAAAGATTCTGGATTTGTTGTACATAGTATCCAATGAACATAATCAGGTGGTTCTTCCAAAGACTTTAATAAAGCTTCCTGTGCTATTTTAACTAACATGTGAGCCTCATCAAGCAGTATAACTCTTTTATCTCCTTTTAATGGAGTGTACCTCATGCTTGCAATTAAATCCCTTATAGGAGCAATTGTTCTATCATTTGCGGCATCTAATTCTTGGAATGCTGAAGGATCACATCCTAATTCTTTGGCTATAATTCTTCCTAAAGTAGTTTTTCCACATCCAGAAGGTCCCGTAAAAAGAAAAGCAGATGGTGGGTTTTTTCTTTTCAATATAGGCATCAAAGAATCTTTCACATCTTGATTCCCTACAAAGCCCTTTAATGTTCTGGGTCTATACGTGGTTTGTAAACTCATTTTTTTATGTATCCTTGACATGTTGAGGCATTTGCTTTATTGGCTTTGCAAACATCATTGAAATGTACACAGAAAGAATTTGTTTTGTTTAAATAAAAACAATCATTTTCTGAATTGTTTAGTATTTGTTGTTCTGTTTGCCAATTAAGTAAAATAGTACATATCACTCTTGACCTTGATATTCCCTGAGAATCAGATAGAGAAGTTAATTCTTTTTCCAATTGATCAGGAATTGTTATACTTATTGTTTTTCCCATCTGTTTGTTTATCTCCATTTAATTTAATCTCATTTAATAAGAACACTATAATTGAATGATACAATAATGTCAAGAAGAAATTAATAACTTCTTAATAACTTCTTATTCCTTTTTTAATTTTCTTTTTAAACTTCTTTTCTTTTTATTTCT